GGTAATGCCTCTAACTAAAAAAGGTAAGAAAATATCCAAGGCTATGGAGAAAACTTATGGTAAGAAAAAAGGGAAGCAAGTCTTCTATGCGTCCATCAACAAAGGCAAAGTCAAAGGGGCAGAGCGTAAAAGGAAAAAGCAAAGTTAATGAAGCTGGTAACTATACCAAGCCCACGTTACGTAAACGGCTGTTCGAGCAAATTAAATCAGGTAGTCGAGGCGGTAACCCAGGTCAGTGGTCAGCAAGAAAGGCGCAGCTGCTGGCTAAAGAATACAAAGCTAAAGGTGGAGGATACAAAAGCTAATGGCACTGAAGCAATCACAAAAGTCTCTAAAGGCTTGGACAAAGCAGAAGTGGAGAACTAAGAGTGGCAAAAAGTCTTCAGAGACAGGTGAACGCTACTTACCAGAAAAGGCTATTAAGGCACTCTCATCGTCAGAGTATGCGGCAACAACGGCAGCAAAAAGAAAAGGAACTAAACAGGGAAAACAGTTTGTACAGCAACCTAAAGCTGTAGCACAGAAAGTAAAGAAGTATCGTAAAGGAGTAGGCAGTGGCACTAACCGAAGCACAAAAAAACAAACTAAAACGACTAGGACTAAAAGGTCTTAATCAACCTAAGAAAACTCCTGACCACCCAACTAAGAAAGCAGTGGTAGCAGTTAAGGATGGAGACAAAGTAAAAGTTATTAGGTTTGGTGCGCAGGGTATGGGACATAACTATAGTCCTGAAGCACGTAAAAACTTTAAAGCTAGACATGGAGCTAACATTAAAAAAGGACCAACGTCTGCAGCATACTGGGCAGACAAAGTTTTTTGGGCAGGACCAGGAGGAAGCAAGAAGCGTCCACCAAAGTCACAAAAGACAAAGTTTGGATTAGGTAAAGGGAAGAAGGCTTAATCCATTCTAACGAGAGAGGAGAAGAATGGTAGAGCCAATATCGGCAGTGCTAACAGGCATTGCGCTGGTTAAACAATCAGTGGAGTTTATCAAATCTAATATCGACACTGTAAATGATATTGGAGAAATTATAGGGGCGATTGATGGATTGTTTGCAGGTGAGCAGCAAATCCAAAAAGAAAGATTCTCAAGCAAGGGAATTATTGGCTCGCATAAATCGGTAGCATCTGATATAATAGATGCAAAGCTGGCACAAGAACAGTTGTATGAAATGTCTATGTTAATAGATATGCGGTTTGGAAACGGTACTTGGCAACAGATTGTAAATGAAAGAGCCAAGAGATTACAGGAAGAAAAGGCAGCAATAGCTGAACAAAAACGACAAGCACAGATAAAAGCACAACATATACAAGAGATTCTAATTAAAATAGGAATAGGGTTAGCGTTAGGATTAATTAGTATATTGGGAGTATTTGGTTATATAGAGATAGCATAATGGCAATTAATAGAAGTATGACCAGCAAGCAAGTGAGCCGTCCCCCACAGAAAAGGAGGTGGTCCACGAAACGTAAAAAGTCTATTGACTGTACAAATCCAAGAGGTTTTAGTCAAAAGGCTCACTGCGCTGGTCGCAAGAAAAAAGCAAGACGACCGTAATATAGGAGACTTATAAATGGCAACATCAGGTACATATAGTTTCTCAATGGATATTGATGAAGTAATCCAAGAAGCTATGGAGATGATTGGCGGTGAAGCAACTCTAGGTGAAGAGCCTCGTTCTGCTAGACGTTCAATCAACCTACTACTACAGGACTGGCAGAACCGTGGCATTCAATTGTGGACTATTGGAACTACGGCAGTTACTGTCACTACTAGCGTTACAGCTTATACGCTTGGTGCAGAAAACATTGATGTGCTTGAAGCAGTAGTTAATCGTAGTGGTATTGACTTACAGCTTGAGCGTATCAGCATGGAAGAGTATATGAAAGTTCCACGCAAAGGACAGACTGGTAGACCTACACAGTTTGCTGTACGCCGTGGTAGAGACAGTGCTACTGTATATCTGTGGCCTGTACCAGAGAATAGCACAGACACAATTAAGTTTGAAGTGGTGCGGTACATTCAGGATGTGTCTCGCTCAAGCCAGACTGCCGATGTGTCACGTAGATTCTTGCCTTGCCTGACTGCAGGGACTGCATACTTCATGTCAATGAAAAGACCTGGTGTAGATGCAGGGCGTATTCAGATGTTAAAGCAAGAGTATGAAGAGCGTCTGCTTCGTGCGCAAGAAGAAGATAAAGAACGTGCAAGTATTTATATGCGTCCAAGGATTAACTTTGTATAATGGCAAGACGGGCAATAGCAATCTGTGATATATGTGGCTTTCAATATTCACTGCGTGAACTAAAGAAAAATAGCTACGGTATGATGGTATGCCAACAAGACTACGAAGGTAAGTTTGATTTAAGTAATCATCCACAGAATAGAATTGCCAATGTGTCGGATGATGAAAACATTAGGGATGCTAGACCACTCTACCCTGCACTTGTTTCGGCAGTGCCTGTGTCAGCGTGGCTACCAAGTGATTGATGGCTAGGGGTAAGTTTGTAAAAGCAGAGTGCGACATTTGTGGGTTTTCCTACAGACGTACACTAATGAAAAAGAACAGCTATGGCCTGTGGGTGTGTCCTGACGACTGGGATGGTTCTTATGATAGAGTAAACCATTTACAAAATAAAGTGCCTGACATGCGTGACAATAGTAACTTTGTTATGAATGCCAGACCAGAACCTAACTATGATAGGAACATTAACTGGGAAGATGCTACGCAAGTACATACTACTATCTACCAGTGGGATTTATTAGATAAGTATTGGAATACAGTATGACAGACTTAACAGGCAAAAAAATAGCTAACACATATAAAGACCTGCTACAGATTAATAGTAGTGCTTCTAATGAAGGTGTAGATGGTACGCTTCGTAGAGTACAAGATGGCGGTGGAACTAACACTGCTATTTCTCTTTCTCAAAACAAAGTACAAATACATGGCGACATTGAAATTGATGGCGCACTATCCCTTACTTCACTACAAGTAAATGGTTTAAATGCCAATGAAGTTAACTCTACTCTTATTCAAGCAACAAGTGCCAGCATTACTTATTTAAATGCTACTAACTTAATATTCCAAGATGTAAGTGTAAGCAGCCTACGTACTGGTAACTTATTTGCTACAACTATTTCAGCTACAGATATTAGTGCTACAACAATTAATGCTACAAGTATTCTAGTTGCAGGTGTATCTCTTATTACTGCATCAGCTGTAAGCGAACTATCAGCTACATTACAAACAGAGATTGATGCTGTATCTGCTGCATTAGTATCCACCTCCAACGTCTTAACGACTAATATTAACGTAGCTTTGGCAGCTGTGTCAACAGCTAATGTTAGTATTGCTGCAAATTCTTCTGCTATATCTGTATTACAAACTAGCGTAGCGGCTAATGCTTCTGCAATTTCTGATATTAGAACAAGCCTTTCTAATTACCTTCCTCTTTCAGGTGGAACTATGGCAGGTGATTTAAGTATGAACTTAAACACTTTAACTGTTCCTTATATGGACATTAAAGCTTCAGGCACTCAAACAGTTTTTGAAGGCTCTGGCACAACAGGTGTAAGAGTGGTTGCCGATGCAACTTTTGAAATTAAAGGTGCTAACAGACTTAAAACAATGTTTACTGGTGGAGAGCTAGGAAACACTACATTATATTACAATCCGACTGCAATTAATGACCCTGCTATTCCTAGAATTAGGACACAGGTAAGCGGCACGACTCTTTATGGAGATGTATCCATAACAGGCGATGCTTATGTTAGTGGAACTATTTTTCAAGCAGGTGTTACAGTAGCAAACACTTCTCTTATTACTGCGCTGTCGGCAACTCTTGAAAGCAGAATTGCAACAGTAAGCAGTACACTTCAAACAGATATTGATGCTAATACATCAGCCATTGCTGTAGCTAATACAAGTATTGCTGCAAATGCTTCGGCTGTTGTAGCCTTATCTGCTACATTAGAAAGCCGTATAGCCACAGTATCTAGTACACTACAGACTAGCATTGATGCTAATGCTTCTGCCATTGTAGTAGCTAATGCTTCTATTGCGGCAAATACAAGTTTAATCACAGCACTGTCTGCTACGCTTGAGTCTCGTATTGCTGGCGTATCTTCTACCTTTGCTGCTACCTCTGCCACACTTGAAGGACGTATAGCTACAGTATCTTCTACTATGGCTACCAGCATTGCTAATCATCTGCCTTTGGCTGGTGGTACAATGACTGGCTTTCTTACACTAAATGCTGAACCTACGGCAGACTTACATGCAGCTACAAAACTATATGTAGATAACTTAGCTTCTGGTGCTATTCACTTCCATGAAGCAGTTAGACTAGAACAACCAGGACCAGTATCTGCTACTTATAATAATGGTACAGATGGTGTAGGCGCAACACTGACCAATGCAGGTACACAAGCAATCCTTGTAGTAGATGGAGTAACAGTTGTACCAAATGACCGCATTCTTATTTATGAACAAACAGACCAGACAACCAATGGTGTTTATGTAGCTACAACTATTGGTTCTCCTAGTACTAACTGGGTACTAACACGTGCTTCTGATGCAGACACTGCTGGTGATGGTAGTCCAGATTCGTTAGACTCTGGCTCTTACTTCTTTGTTTCTGAAGGTGACACAGGGGCTGGAGAATCTTATGTTTGTAATGTAACTACCTCTATTGTATTTGGCACAACCAATATTACATTTGTTCAGTTTAGTTCTGCTATTCAATATACAGCAGGAACTAATATTAATATCTCTGGTGACAGAATTATTTCTACCTCTGGTGTTCCTACCAATGCTGACCTAGCTGCTGTATCTGCTACGCTGGCTACTAGCATTGCCAATGTATCGGCTACATTAGAGTCTAGGATTGCCACAGTTAGCTCTACATTGCGTCCGTTGATTGATGCGAATACCTCCTCCATAGTAGTTGCAAACGCCTCTATAGCGGCAAATACGAGCCTTATAACGGCATTGTCAGCTACACTTGAGACAAGAATTGCTACCGTATCTAGCACGTTACAGACCAGTATTGATTCAAATACTTCTGCCATTGCTGTAGCGAACACAAGCATTGCGGCAAATGCTTCAGCTATTGCGGTAGCGAACACATCCATAGCAGCCAACGCCTCTGCCATAGCAGTAGCCAATGTGTCTATTGCAGCGAATGCCTCTGCCATTGCTGTACTACAGACTAGCGTAGCTGCCAACACTTCTTTGATTACGGCTCTGTCAGCCACGCTTGAGACACGGATTGCTACAGTCAGTAGTACTCTGCAAACTTCCATTGATTCTAACACATCTAGCATTACTGTTGTATCTAATACTGTATCTGCTCTTGAGGTAAGAGTAAGCAATGTATCGGCTATAGCAGCAGCGGCTGACCCAGGGGCAGCGGTAGCATTTGCTATTGCTTTGGGGTAACTTTTAGGGTATAATACGATATGGCAAATTCATTCAAACTATCAACAGCTTCATCAGTAGGTACGGCAGAAGTATCGGTGTACGAATGCCCTGCAGCTACGTCAACTACAATTATTGGGCTGACAATTGCAAACATTATTAACCAACAAATTCTGGTAGATGTTAAACTCAATGATGGAGGTACAAAGATTTTCCTAGTTAAGAATGCTCCTGTTCCTGCTGGAGGCACACTGGTTGTTATTGGTGGTGACCAAAAGGTATGTTTAGAACCAGCAGATGTTCTTATTGTACAGGCAGATACAACTCTATCAGCTGACGTAGCTACAAGTTATCTGGAGATTAGTTAGTAATGGCAATCAGTAAAGTAACCTCTAAAGGACTAGACCCTACTGATTTTAATATCGACAATGATACGTTGGTTGTTGACTCGGTTAATAATCGGGTTGGGGTTGGTACTGCAACACCTACTGATGGAAATCTACACGTTAAAGGTGCTGCCTATGATG